AACGGGCCAACCGGTTAACCAACTTAATCCGCATCCGCCCAAGTACCAAAGCCACCTCTTGAGATCCAGTTCACTTCATCCACGGCCTCCAGGCATATCACATCACCCTGGCTTGTGCTCTGCACCTTGTCTTCGGTAGAGTTGGTTTCACCAAGGATCTGATCACTAGCGCCCGGATCAACGTTGACGGTATAGCCATTGCTGTCCGCGTTCGCAAAGCAATATTGCAACCCCGTGGCGGCTGTGGGCAGCGTAAAGGTAATCTCGCCACTTGAGCCCTCATTGGTGAACGTCTTGCCCACATCTGTGGTGGCGGTACACGTATAATTGCCCGTTTTCTCCACCACGCTGGTTTTCATGCCATAGCTTACCCCACCACCGTCACCAGCCAAATCGCCATTCACATCCAGGGTGCCATTGGTCGTCGTGGTCCCTGTCACCGTCAGTGTCCCGCTCGCGGTCGTGTTTGACAGGGTATTCGCGGCGCCGTTAGCGGTCAGATTGCCGGTAAGCGTTGTCGTACCCGTCACGGCCAGGGTCCCGCTCACGGCCGCATTCGTCGGCGTCCCGGCCTTGGCGTTGAAGTCGAACAGGATATCAGTGGTCGAGATCGCCACACCGACCTGCTGCTCATAGGCCGCGGTCAGCGAGCTTTGACTCACGTCTCCCGCCGTCGGAGACAGATAAACCGCCCCACCTTCGGCAAGGCTGCTCCACCCAGTAAGTGTACCGCTGATAATAATCTCCACGGCAGATCCAGAGGCCGTCGCGGTTTTGCTGCCCACAATGCCTACGGCAGGCCGCAGGCTGGAGTCATCCGAGTCCGCCTTATAGGCATAGCCGTCCGCATCCTTGATGCACACCACTTCACCCGTCGTCAATGCCTCCCCGGACGTGGCCTTAAATCGACTATGGATCTGTTTCACATCATAGGCCGCTGCCTCAAATGCCACAAACATAAGCAGCACAATGGCCAGTGTAATCCAACATATTTTGTTAAATCTTTTCATGGTTTTCCTCCTTTTTTTTGGTTTGCCCGTTGGCCGGTTTAGCCGGTTAGCCGGTCTTTTTTACGGGCTAACGGGCGCACGGGCCAACCGGCCAACCCATATTAGGCGACTTGCGCCTTATAGCTCCCCACATAATCCACTGGCGTGCCAGCGTACTCATGACGGATCTTGTACCGAATCTTATCGGCCACAAAGACCTGCTCGCTCTGCGGCGAGTCGGCTACAAACATCTCCGGCTCCCGACGGCCGTTCAAGTACCCCATCTCAACATGGTCCACCAGCGCATTGGGTGCAATGATGCCCCAGTCATTGGTATCCGTGAGCAAGCTCACCTGTACGGGTACCAACTTGTTTCTCATGGGATTGCGGTCATTCAGGTTGGTCGTTGATCCTGGATAGTACTCGTTATTTGCCACAATATCCGCTGTGTCGAACAGGTCCGGCGGATGAATCAGGGAGACCTTTAGGCCAGGATCGTCTAAGAGCCCGATCCGCTTTGCACTGTCCTTTTCGGTCATTTTGGCCAGGGCCTTCCAGGCCGCCAGGGCCGTGGTAATGCTCAATGCCGCCGCTCCCAGGTTTCCATGCCCGGAGGTGTGCCAAGCCGTCCCATCACTGCAATTGTCATTGTCAACCCACATATCCCACACATACTGGGCATGGGTGCGCCTGGCTGCACGGCCTAACCGGGACACAAGCCTCTGCACAAGAGAGAGGTCATCGTTGATGATCGTCTTTCTGGTGATCGTCAAAAGGTTTCCTTTCTGTGCCAGCGTGTAGGTGGCCTCTTCATCGGTCACAGCAGCAATCTCCTGGTAATCGGCTGTTTCCGGGTCTACCGTGTCAAGGTCTCCGAAAAAGCCGACCTTAACTGCTTCTTGCTGCCTGAAATCCTTCACCGACTTTGCCACGCTGATTATGAGATCTTCCCGGAAATTAGCGGCCAGATAATCCTTCACCAACCGTCTACCAAGGGTGTTGCCAAAGGCATAAGTAAACGTTGAACTCGTGATATCCATCCTGGCCTTTAACCCTTTCTGGTTAAAAACCCCTCTCACTTCAGGATCACCCGTGAAAAAGACATACATTTCATGCAAGGATGAAAAGGGTGGCACTTTGTCCATCTCCTGGTAATCCTGCGCACTGCGCACATCCTCAAAGAACGGCTTATGATCCAGCCGCTCCATGCGGGCAAAGCCTTCCATGTCTTCCTTCGTGAGCCCAAACATCCTGTCCACGGCCATCTGCGCCCTCTCAAGGGTACCAATACCCACGCAGATGCGTCCACTGGCAGGGATGCCATCAACATCACCGGCCCCTGCGCCTTGATCCATCTGTGCCTTGGTGGCCAGCAAGTCTTTCAACGCGCCAAGCTCCTTGTCCAGCTCGGCCTCTTCAAAAACGCGACCATGAAAGCGCTCCCAGATATGCTTCCTTCCGGCCTCGTCCAGATCACTCCCGGCCAGCTTGTCTTTCAGCGCCATATCACACCGCAGCTTGTCAAAATCCTCTCTCGTCACACCAGGGTCACCGTCTCCGCCCTGGTTTGCCGACTGCTGACTGTCAACTGCCGGCTGATTCCCATCGCCTGCCGACTGGTCAGCCCCCGGCTCCATCGCCATCCGCACAAGCCCGGTCAACTCCTCATCCGAGATAGCCTCCAACGTCTTCCCCTTCAGCAGCTCGGGCCGTGCTTTTTCAATCATGTTCCATAATTCTTGCTTATTCATGATATCTCCCTCCTTTTGGGCCGCCACGGCCCGGATAAATTTACCACCGGCCGCGGGCCGGTCCACTATGTCCACGCTATCTACGCCATATAACTTCACCAGTTCGAGGACCGACCGGCCATCGATGGTGCTTTTCTTCGCCTGTGCGGGAGCGTCATAGGATAAACCGTAAACCCGCGCCCCCTCAGCCATTGCCGCCAGGAGATTTTTGCCCAGCCACTTAAACGAATCGAGAAAGTGTAATGTCCCCTTCAATCCTTCACCTGCCACATAACGCACCTTTTCTATCCAGCCTGCCTTATTTGCCACCAGGAACTTTTTTAGGTCAAAAAGTGAGTCCTGTATATGCGTTGCCCCTTTTTTGGGCAGATCATAAAAATTTAAGCTAACGCCCTCAAAAAGATCCGCCGACGCCCGCAACACCTCTTCTGGGTGATACCACCCGTTTTTTGTAAGCCCAGGCTCGCAGATAACGATTTCCCATGACGCACCTTCAGGGTCGGTTGCCTGTACAAGCCGCACGGGCATCTCCAGTGGTTTGGTATTAGCAATAACCCACTCTTTCTTCACCTCCATTGGGTCACTCCCGAACTGTACTTCTCCGTCCAGGATGGAGTAGGCCAGCTTGTAGTATTTCCTGTCCGCCTCATACACCATGTAAGCGCCATAAACGTCCTGCAGGTAGGCATCTTTTTGCCTTTCATCCAGGGCTTTCCAGATCATATCGCGGATATCATCCAGGCTCACATCCTGCTTGGCCCGCCATGTGTCGTCATCGCCTTTCTCGTATTTCTGCTTGATAGCACCCCAGGCGGCTTTCCTGGCACTTTCCTCATTGCCCGTCTTTTCAAAATCGCTGTTAAGTGCCGCCACTCCGATCTTAATCGCCCCTGCTGGCAAGTTCTTCAGCCAGTCCGGTGGTTTTTCTAGTGTGTATGGCATTGGTCTGTTTCTCCTTGTGGTTGGCCCGTTGGCCCGTATTTGTCACCGGCGAACCGGCTAACGGGCTAACCGGCCAACCCCCTTTATTTCTTTTTCCCCACTATCGGCTTGCGCTTTTCCCATTCAGGATTGATGCCGGTAACTCGGATGGGGTCCAGCTTTGCCACCTTATCGCCCTGCTTGTACTGCACCCTGGCACCGCCATTCGTCAAAATAACAACCGTCCCCGATGCCAGGTCAACCCTGCTGGAAAAGACATACTCCCTTTCAACTCCATAGGCCTCCAGTGCTTCCTCCAGCAATGCAGCCTTTGCCTTAGCGTCATTCGCCTCTGCCGTTTTTTCTGTTTGTGTCTTAGCCATTTTCTTTCCTCCTTTCTTTTTCAATCGACAATCATCAATCATCAATCATCAATCCCTTATGCTGCCAACAGCACCGCATCCCAGTTCGGGTGGTATGGCACTGAGTAACACTCGCACCTAATCGTATTCTTGGCCGATCCTGCCGGATCTCGCGGGTATTTAAGCGCTTCACCAGCCACCATAAAGCGCTCATTTACTTTCACTCGCTGCCCCTCGGCTGCCAGGTGCGCAATCCGTGGCATCCGGCTGATATGCGAGTGGCGCCACTCCTTCATCAGCCCCGGCACTACTTTTGCCGCCGCCTCATGCCTGGCCTGTGTGGCTGCCGACAATACCCGGCCCCCTTCGGTCCGTGTGATGGCCTCTGCCCGGTCTGCAATGGAGCTAAAGATGGACTTATCATCCAGGTTCCGGCCAATAAGCTCCATGACTTCATACGGCGTCTTTTGGCCCAGCATGGCCAGGGTCAGCTCATTTGTGATCCGCTTAATGGCATCCGCGCTCAAATTAGTAACGAGGTCTGACGAAAATCCTTGCATGATCCCAAGGACCGCAGTGTCAATCTCCGGGATAGCCGCCATCACACCAACCTCTCGTATAGGCAGATCCACAATATCAATGCCAAGCTCCCAAAAGGCCCGCTGTGCTTCTCTCAGCTCCACGCCATACTTGTCGCCAAACTCCTGCAAGGCCCGCTCAATGGCCGCCTTCATTTGCTGCAAGTAATGCGCCTCCCACTCGGTTGAGGCCACCGTGGCAGCCACGCCCTTTCTTGCCTCTTCAAGCATGGCAATGACTTTGGTCACCTCATCATCGAGCAACTTATCCGCCCGCTCAATGAGCTCATTTAACTTACGCTCAAACTCTTTCTCTTTCTTGCTCTTGGGCATCCGCTCACTCCAGTCGGCAGTGGGCAGTTGACAGTAGGCAATCTATGCCATTGCCTAGTTTGTCAACTGTCAACTGCCTATTGCCGACTATTTTACCTGCTCATAATCCTCAAAAGCGGAGGGCAGCGCCTTCCCCGCCGCCTCAAGCTCCTTTTCCACATCAATCTCCATGCCGAGCTGGCTGCTCACCATCGCAAACATCCGCGTGGCTGTCTCTCTGGTAATCCACCGATTCTGCTCAGCCACTGTCAATGCCGTGGTCAATTGTGGTACACCATTGACCAATTTCACCAGGTCCTTCTTGCTGATCTCCGGCATGTTTACCGTAAACCCAGCCGCTGCCTGCTTTTCCGTCAACCGTCCGACAATCACCGCACTGTCAAGCTGAAACTGGATGACCTTATTCAGGACATGCCTCACATACAACTGCCGCTCATCAAGGTCCTTGATCGGCACCTGGCCGAAGATCTCTGCCTCGGTCTGATAGGCCTTGCCGCCACCGCCAAACCACGACTCAGGCCGCCCAGCCGCGCCCATGATAAAAGACTTTCCCATCTCAAAGCCCTTGCTGTAGTCATGGGCCTTGATATCAGGCGACACGGCCTTCCATTCAACTTGTTCATTGTGCGCCCGTTGGCTCCCCGGTTGTGGTGGCGGGTTATCTTCCATCCACTTCCTGATTTGGTCCTCGCTCATACCCTTCAGCGTGATGTCCCACACAAAATTGAGTAGAAACTCTGCCCGCTCCAAATAATTGAAACCGTATTGCTCCAGGCCATCGATCCAGTCAAAGAGCGTGAGTAGGTCGCTTCGTCCCCGTGGAGAGTTCGGCGGCTTATTAATGGCGAAGAAAAAGCATTCCCCTACCAGCCTGTTAAAGCTCTTATGCCTCGGGTCACCATCGGTACGAATCACCGACATCTTTTTACCGGAGCGGCCTGCCGTGCCCACCAGCTCTACCTGGACCGCCTGCTTCACATTCATCCGGTTCACGTACACTTCCCGGATACCTGCCGGGTCTACATACCCCAATCTCACATGACCATTGTGCTTATTGATGTCCACCGGCCAGCATTGCTCACCCAAAAGCCCCAGCCACATCATCTGATCAGGAAAATCCAGGTCCATGTTGTTCTGGGGATCGCTCCAAAACCGGTCAATGATTTCCTTGACGGCCTCATCATCACTGGTGACCGTGATGGGCTCGGCAAAAAGAAAAGTCTTATCCATCTTGGCCAACCTCTTTGTCATGGCGCTCTGATCCCACATATAATACGCAATCTCAAACATCCGGTCTTGTTTGATCATTGCCAGATCCCGGCGCTGTGTCACATCGCCGGACATGCGGCGATACCCCTCATTTTTTGGGTCCCAATTTGCCACAATAGGAAGCGACATCTTGGCCTTTTCCACTTCCGTTTTAACCAAGGCCTCAATCTTCGACCCTTCTTGTGCGACCACATCTTTCACCAACCCACGGACTTCTTCTTCTGTCCGCATGGTCGGTTCAAGCCGTATTGCTATGCGTTCTCGTAAGTTCATTTTTTTAAGTGATCTAAAGTGACTAAAGTTATGGTTGAAGCGGCTTTCAGCCGCGATTATTCCATCAAAACCAATAAAACCAATCAAAACCAATAAGACCAATTAAACTATCATGCAGCCTTTTGGAATCTCCCAAACACCCCGCCCCCCTTTGACAGCCACCTTCTCCGCTCGCCACTCACCGGCTCTCTCGGCGTGGGATCTGTGCCGGCACACGCAGCCTGGACATTGCTTGACCCGGCCTGCGTGCTCAACGCCTTGGCCCAGAAGTGGTCAGCATGGCCCGTGGCCTCGGTCTTTTCTGCATCAAAGCGAAAGTGCTTTGTCGTAGTGGCGTACTTTTTGACGCTATGAAGGGAGTTACGAATCGTATTGCTCGCCGGGATAGCGCTGCCCCGATCCTCAAAATTCTGCTTCAATCCCACGGCCAGGGCCTCTTTGCTCTGTGCTGTAAAGGCCACCCCCTCGACACGATGACTGCCAAAAAGGTCCTGGGCATTCTCTGCCAGCTGTGATCCAATGCCGGTCTCATCAATGCAGGCCCGGCGAAAGCTTTTCTGACTCAAAATCGTATGGAGCACCTGCTCCTGGACAAAGTAGGGCTGCCGTTTAAGCTCGATCACCGCCATTGCCCGCAAGATACCGTCGATCTCTTGATCCACCCAGATCACACTGAGATCCTTTTTTCGCCCGATATCCATGCCCACATACAGATCGCCCAAAAATTCCACACCTTCCAGCATATTCATCGGCAACCCAGGCCTGACCTTGGTCTTTTTAAATGAACCATAGTTTGCCTGGGCCATGACGATCAGCTTTTCCGCCCATAGCGGCAGCACATCCAGCCTCACATCCTCCACGCTTGAGATGAGCTCATGGGTCAAAAAGGACGACACCTCATCAGAAGGCACGCACTCAAACTCTTCTTGCCAGGCGTCATCGTCATTAAGTGCCAGCCGCAAATCTTCCGGCTCGCACAGTTTGCCTTCTTCATCTTTCAGCTCCAGGCCCATCTCCACGGCCTGATAGATGCTCACAAAGTGCTTACTCCAACCGCCCCGGTCACCAACGTGCGCATAATCGCCCCCTGTAAAACTTTGTAACGTTGGCGCCCCAAAAAAGAGCTCATAAAACTTGTTTGTCTTTCCCTTAAAGGTCGATATGACACGGACCTTGTAGCCCCGCGTCACCGTGGGAAACATGGCCTTCCAAATTTCTCTACTGTCCTTGTGCAGGGCAAACTCATCTAAGACAATATTGGCCGACCAACCGCGGGCCGTATCCGGGTTTGCAGGAAGACCGACAACTCTCGAACCATTTGGCAGCACAACCTCAAGCTGCTTATACTTGGTCTCCTTATCGGCCCAGTACTCACCCTCGATCTCCTGTATGACCTTCCCGGCGGCCCTGGCGTGCATGGCCACCTTTTGCATGAGCTCTTTGCTCTGCCTTTCTCCCGCCGATAACAACACCCACGTGGTCTTCTTTTCCAGACAATCCAGGACCGCCTCCAGGGCCGTCCCAAAAGACTTGCCACCCTGCCTGGTAATGGCGCCAATCTTAAACCGGCTGTGGTCCTCCACCCAGTTTTTCTGGTATTTCGTGAGCGCTATAGCAGCCCGCTTGCGATTGCTGATCGCTGACCGCTGATCGCTGACCGCTTTTTTACGCAAGCCCATATATCTCCCTCACCTGCCTAATCGTATCCTCATCAAGTTGCCGTTTCACCGGCGCTGCATCCTCTGTCTCGTACATGGCCTTCATTTGCTCGATCAGCTCCAGGCCTTTTTTCATATCTTTGAGAGCGCTCAAGCTCAGCGCCTTGGGGTCTGACAACATCCGGTTCACCTTCAGGCTGATCGCTTCCTGCAGGGCATCCACCGCATCTTGTGGCGTGGCGATCTCCCGCATATCTGCCCCTGCAGGTGTCCATTCCGGCTCTCCGGCCTTTGGCCTGGTAGCCGCTTCAAGCCGAGCAACCGCATAGACGTCCTGCGGGTTTAAGCTCTGCAATGCATTGGCAATCAACTTCTTTCTGAGCAACACCGTATTGCGCTTGATCTCCCCAAGGGCCGTCCTCACTTCTTTCTGGCGTTCCTTCCACTCCCCCTCAGCGCCCCACTTTTTAACCGTGTTGACCGCAACATCGCACCGCTCCGCCACTTCCTCATAGGTGCAGCCGTGCTCCACGTAGAGCTCCTCAGCGCGATCACGGACGTCCTGGGCGTATTTATTATAGTCTTTACGAGACATCTTTTTCGATTGTTGATTGTTGATTGTTGATTGTTGATTGTCTGCGCAATTCATGTATGACATCTTCTAGCGCCCTCAGCCCTACCTCCAGCGCCAAACGCCTCAAGTGATATTTTAGTCGCATTCTCGTAATCATAATCTCCTCTATCCAGTCGGCAGTTGGCAATTGACAGTAGGCAAACAGTGCCTATGCATAGTTTGTCAACTGTCAACTGCCTATTGCTGACTGGAAGGTCAACTGCCTATTGCCGACTTTTACTTATCAACAAGCCTCGCCATCAACCGACTCAGCTCTGTCAACAGCTCCCCCAACATGCCCGTAACCTTGTCTTGCAACGCCTCCCGGCTTTTCCATAAGCGCCAGATGGCCGCACTGGCCATGACGTTGAACAAGAGGCTTAGAATTAGGGCCGCATCTTTCGAGTTGGCCACAAACTTGATCCACCAACTGCTCAACTTCTTGATCTCTTATGTTTAATGGCTGCGGTCTCTGCCACATCCTTGGCCGTTTCAGACTTTCTCTTCAGGTCCGCGGCCTGATCAAGCATTTGTAGCGTTTTTTCAAAATCATCAATCAATGTAGTGTGCACATCACCGCCACGGCTCAGTTTGGTTGCCGCCTGGAGTAGCTGGCTGACCACCCGATCGCTGCCCGACTCCTCGGGCGTCTCGTCATCACAGCCATCCTCCAGGCACATGAGCAATCTGTCCAGCCTGAGATAGAGCGCCTGACACAGGTCCTCGACTGACTGTTCAGGACGGGTCAGGTCCCCATAGTGCCGGTTATTTTCCCGCTGATACGCCATAATGGCGGCCTTTAGCGTCAAAACCTTTTTCCTGTATGTATCCATTATTCGCCTCCGGTTAAGATAGTAAAAGTTGACAGTAGGCAATCTGTGCCATCGCACTGTTTGCCTACTGTCAATTGCTTACTGTCAACTGGTTCGCTTCCCCCCCGTTATCAGACCCACAAGTTTATGGTTGATGCCGCGCTTTTCCGCTGACCGGCCAAGTATCCAAATGCTGCATGCCCCGGCCCAGGCCCACCAGAATTCTTCAGGCAGGGACAGGCCGGGCAGTTTCTCCTTAGTCGCATATATTATGATCGGAAAAATTACATGTACTAGAAATATGAAAAACAACCCTGAATAGACCAATGTCGGCCTGGCACGCTTTGTAAAGGTGTCGTCCTGCTGCATCTCGGCCACCATGATGGCCTTTTGCGCCTCAATGACGGCATTCTCCCTTTGTTCCAGCATTTCCTGGACCTGAAGCTGCACCTTGGCCCTTTCCGTATCATCCATCTTTTTCGGAAAAAATCGCTCTATGATTTTACTCGCAACCTCTGCAATGCTTCCGATGCCTGTGATGTCGATCATTGGTTATTCCTTTTTTATGATTGGTTTCATTAGTTTTATTTGTTTAATTGGTTCGATTGGTTTAAGTGGTGGCGGCTTTCAGCCGCAATCCATCAAAACCAATAAGACCAATAGAACCAATCAAACCAATCAAACCCCCAATTTCAATAACCGAGAGTAGTGATGCATAATATTTTCCACATATTGAATCACCTGCCCATGATCCGGCCACTTGCCTCGCCACATGCACCTGTAGTCTTTCAAAAATTGCTTGGTATATTCCCACGTTTGCCACAGGCCAGGCTCTTCAACACTTTGGCCTTCATCCTTCCGGGCCAACCGCAGAGCCACATTTACATAGCCCCTGCCGCAGTTATAAGACGCCAGGGCAAAGAGGATCTTCCCATGATGCGTCGGGATCTCCGGGAAGTGGTCATATTGCTCTTTTAGGTATTGGATACCCAGCTTCAGATTCTCCTGGACACACCAGACCTTTTTAGGCTCTGCGAGGCGCTCACAGGCCAGAGGAGAGGAGATCTGCATTAGCCCCATGCATGACGCCGGAGAGAGGGCGTTCGGGTCAAATGCGCTCTCCTGAGCCACCTGAGCCTTAATTATGAGCCAATCCAGAACCGGGAAGTGCTGCTCGGTCAGGTACTGGATCAGGCTGTCGAATCTGTCTTCGTATTTCATCTTGTTTCCTTCGGTGGTTAGCCGGTTTGCCCGTCATTGCCCGGCACTCTCACACCGTCATTGCCCGGCTTGATCGGGCAATCCAGTCATTCGATGGGGGCCAGGGTTTTCCAAAAAAAAAGGCCGATTGTCCCCACACAATGGTGAAGTCAATCGGCCCGTTTCCTCCGTAACCGACTATGGGGCTTCAGCGCCCCTTCCCTGAACTAACAGGGCATTCAAATTTTTACGCGCTGTTTACTGGCCCTCTAAATGTCCCTTGGGGCTTTCGCCCAAACGATCTTGCCTTTTACAAACTTGACATTCAGGATACCAGTGAACTTTTCAGAAATCAACTGAATTATTTTCTCGAAGAATTCCGTCCGCGTCACGCTAACTCTCCTGGGTTGTTGGGCGGGGTTTCCCCCGCCCAGGTTTTGCCAACTGTCAATTGCTCTTTCCTCTTTTCCGGCTATCAAAGACGGGTTGACTGCGTTTGCCGCCCTGGATGACCTGGAGGTCAAATCTCCGGCCAAGGCGCTCATAGTGATGCACCGTTGACCGGTTTAGGCCTAGCAGCGTTGCCGTATCTGACTGGGACAAGCCCATTTTACGGTAGCGCAGCATCTTTTGATAGGTCTTCTTATCAAGCTTTGTACTTCGCTCCAGGGCGTCCTGTACCTCAAAGTCCACCAAGCGCTTTGACCACTCCTCGACGATCTCTTTCGGAATCAACAGATTCGTCGCCAATAGCCCCTTTTGATGGAGATCCTCAAAATGCACAAAGGCCCGGCTGATCTGGATTGACCGCTCAATGGCCTGCTTTGACTTCAGAAAATGGGCCACATGATTCGACCCAAGCCGGGTGAAGCCCCAGGGGAGATGACCGCCAAAGATCTGTTTTGATGGTATCACATTTTGTGATACCATCTTTTCTAGTTCATTTTCAGTGAGTTGGAAGACCATATCCACATGAAAGTGGTCTTCGTTGCGCCGTACCTGCTGCATTAAGACACGGGTCTCGACCCCATAGACGGCGGCGATGTCCCGGTCCAGCATAAAGGGCGGCCTGCCTGGGAGGTCGTGAACAAGCTTATCAAAGGTCCCGGTTTCTTCGTAGGCCCTGACCACAGCACTATGGCCAGTGCGGTCCTCAAATTCTTGCCGTTGTGCTTCGTTTTGTGGATATTCTTGCATGGTTAGGCCCTCCTTTCCTTGGGAAATGACCCACGATCCAGGTCAAAGACCGGGGCCTGGTAGTTCACACGGCTTTCCTTTGCTTCCTTTTGTCCCTCTATCAACCGCACAACAACACTCGTCACCTGATCCTGGACGGACCGGAGATAGTGCCTCAAGTCATAGCGGGTGGCGTCCAGAGGGTCTTCAGCGTCGCCCATCAAATACAACACCGCGCCGAGCTGGCCGCGAAGGCCAAAAAGGTCATCCACACAATCATCCACAATGCTTCTTTCTTTTTTCATAGTGTACCTCCTTTGATTAGGATTTGTGGGCAAAAAAATAGCCCAACTGTATCCACGCTCAAAGGAAGCGCCCAGGACCTCGCGGTCTCCGGCCAGTCGGGCTATTTCATTGCCCACAAATAAAAAACCCCCTTTCACGGCCTGATTAAGCCGCGAGGCTGGGGCAGCCCCTTTGATACGGATAAAAAAGCCCATACCACCGGGAGCTGTATTTGTCAACATTTTTTTCATTATTTCATCCCTTTGGGTCAACATCATCATCTTTCACCGCGATCCAGATGAAGATGACCATCAACAGCGCTATCACGACACATGTGGCGAGGCCATAAAATGTCATCTCTCCATCCTCTCTTGGGGTTAGCCCGTTTGCCGGTTGGCCCGTTGGCCCGTTGGCCCGTGACAAACACCGGCGAACCGGCGAACGGGCTAACCGGCAAACCCCCTTCATCTCTCCACTAACCAACCCAAAAGCAGCACCCCCAGCACCACGCAAAGGGCGATCAGCTCAACTATCGTCAACGCGCCACCCCTTTCCCCTTGCATATGCGTCAAGATCCTGCTGGCAAAGGTCTGCACTTTTTCTCGGCGGCAGATACTTGGTTTTCACGCGATGTCCCCCGCGGGCGCAGATCCACCAATCGCTAAGGCCCTTCACAACCTCGACAACCTGCCCGTTATCATCGATATATTTTTTCATTTAGGGTTGTCCCGTTTGCCCGTTTGCCCGTTTGCCCGTGCCTTCCTCCGACCGTCAAGCCACTTTATGAAATCCTGGATATCCGCCATACAGCCCGAACTGTAAATTGCCCCCTTGGTAAAATAGCAGTATTGCCGCCAATGTGGATGCCAGGCGACTGTGCCAATATGCGCCTCAGTTGAATTATTGTGGCAAGTCCACACTTCCGTTTTTGGCTTTTCTTCGGCCTTCACAAAATGGATATAGCGATATTCCTTTTTTCCCTCAGCCTTATTCATTCAAAAACCTCACACATTCCTCATAAGCCTGGCCATAGCCGGTGGTCCACGCCCCGCGCTTGTTATAGAGCCGTATTTGCAGTTCTTCCGGCAGCTTGTGCCAGCACTTCCAGCAAAAGCTAAACCCAGACTTCTTTGCCCTGCCGCACTGGCACTCCAGGCAATAATATTCATCACGATACCACTGTGCGTCTTCGGCTCTCATTTTGTTTGGTTCTCCCGTTAGCCGGTTTGCCCGTTGGCCCGTAAAATACCGGCTAACCGGCGAACGGGTTAACCGGCCAACCCTCAGAAAAAAAATCATAAAGAGCAGGATGAAAATGAGCACCCAATAAAGCAGCTCATTCTTTAGGGCCTTGCGAAAATTTAATTTTTTATGTTCAACTGGCCGTTCCATAACCTTTAAACTTTGAACCCTGAACTTTAAACTTTGAACCTTGAACCCTGAACCTTGAACCTTGAAC